CTACACCTGAAGCTCCTGCGCAATAATGGATATGGATGCAATCATCGCCGATACAGATAAACGATTATCTGTTCATGAAGCTAAAGGACCAGTTTCGTTTGTTGGTAAATTGTTTACTAAAGAATCTGTAAGTGAATATATGTCTTATGACCCTGAAACTGGCAATTTTTTACGTTTAAAAACGTCAGGGTCAAAAAAAATGGGTGAAAAAGTTGGGTACAACAATGGAAGATATTTGGAAATAAATGTTTTTGGGAAAAAAACAAGAGGACATAGATTGGCATGGTTTTTAACTTACGGCTATATGCCTAAAATTATTGACCATATTAATGGTAATGGTCTTGATAATAGATTAAGTAATTTAAGGGAAGTAACTCAACAAGAAAATTGTCATAATATAAAAAAATTGCCTAATCATAATACAACAGGATATATGGGTGTTTCATATTACAAAGCAGGAAAAAAATATTCCGCACACATAAATATAAACGGAAAGAAAAAACATTTAGGTTATTTTATAACGGCGTTAGATGCTCATAACGCTTATTTAACAGCAAAGAAAAAATATCATCCATCATGTCCGAATTAAAATATACTGAAATAGAAGCCAATTTTATAACGCATGAAAAAATTTGCGAAGAACGCTATAACGCTATTTTAGAATCCTTTGCGAAGGGTACTAAGCGCATGGAACGTATTGAATATTTGTTATATGCGGTGATTGTATCTATCTTTTTTGGTAAAGATTTTTTAGTTGAAACGGTAAAACACTTATTCAAATGAAATGCCTGATATTAACCCGATTGCCGAAGGAGCAAAGTCTTTAGCAGATAGCCTTGAGCAAAGTCGGGAGGCTGGGAAGAAATTAACCAAAAGTATTGAAAACATCCAACGAGATGGAACAGAAGTTGCGTTACAAGAATTAGAAGCAAGAAAGAAACATAAGATTCACGAAGAGTCGATGGAAAACTCTATGATATATAGAGCAATCCAAGAGTATAAAAATCAAAGTGCCATCATTCAAGCTGAGAATGAAGCTGAAAAAGAGTTTAAAGCTAAATATGGTGCAAAAGAATGGTCAAAAGTTTTAGAGTTAAAAGCGGTAGTAGAGAAGGAACATCAGGAAAGTAAAAAGTATTACGGGCATAAACTTGAAGATGTAAGAAGGGTGCAGTTTTATTGTTGGTTCGCTGCCTTTATTATCACGTGTTTGCTGTTTTACTTTAATTTAGTATGACATGGGCAACCTATTGGTTTGTTGTTTATTTGGTTGAATTGTTAATTTGGGCATATGTGGTTTATTTGCATTTTGAAGAAAAGTTACATAAGAAACCTAAAGTAAAGTTTCCTGTGGAGCATAAAGTAATTGTTCGAACAAAGAAAGATATTGTCCGTGGATGATGAACTGTTTAAATGGTGGACAATGATGGCATTAATTTGTATGATGTTAATTATTCTTCTAAAGGATTGATATGGCACTTGACCCCATTTCTGCTGCGTTAGATTTAGGCAATACGCTTATTACACGCATTTTTCCTGACCCTGAACAGCAAGCAAATGCAAAGCTTGAGTTGTTAAAATTACAACAATCGGGTGATTTAGCAACCATGACCGCTCAAACAGACATTAATAAGGAAGAAGCAAAAAGTGCATCATTATTTGTATCGGGATGGCGACCTGCGATTGGTTGGGTATGTGCGTTGGCATTGTTCTACCAATATTTATTAAAGCCATTAGCATCAAGTTTATTACCTGCTTTTGGAATCCAAGTACCACCATTAGTTGGATTGGATGACAATTTGTGGCAACTTATGATGGGTATGTTAGGTATGGGCGGATTAAGAACATTTGAAAAGGTACAAGGAGTAGCAAGCAAATGAATACTAAAGACCACGTAATGTTGATTGCTTCATGGTCACTTGTTTGTGTCATTATTGCCATGTTGTTAATGTTTGGATTTGCTGTAATTGACCCAAATGTAGATGATACAAAAGTTTTTGAGATTATTGGACCTGCTTTCCAAACGATTGTTGGAGGATTTATTGGTTTGATTACAGGCATTAAGATAGGTGAAAAAGATGAAGGATAACTATCAAACAGCATTAGCTCATGTATTAAAAAGTGAGGGAGGTTGGAGTGACAACCCTCAAGACCCAGGGGGGGCTACTATGAAAGGGATTACGTTTGCTGTATTTAAGGAATGGAAGCGTAACCCACATTTAACTAAAGATGATTTAAGGAATATAAGCGACCAAGATGTTCACGACCTTTACAAGCAATTATATTGGGATAAAGTACATGGTGACGAGCTTCCTAGTGGTGTCGATTATGCCACTTTTGATGCTTCTGTTAACATGGGCGTTGGTAGGGCTAGTAAACTACTACAAGAAGCCGTTGGAGTGCCTGCTGACGGCGTTATTGGGAGCGGAACGCTACAAGAAGTTCAAAAGGCGAATGCACGTTCTATTTTAGAAAACTTTTCCGTGCAAAAGACTAATTTTTATAAATCGCTACCAACATTCCCAACCTTTGGTAAGGGATGGTTGAATCGTGTTGCAGAAGTAAAAACAAGTGCAGAAAGTATGCTTGCATAAGCAAAATCGTATTAAAATACAATAAACTGTTTGGGATAAACGGTTGGCATAACTAAGGAAAATTATGGCAGCTCAAACTACGCCCACAAATACATCTGCGTCGGCAATGACGTATAACTCTCTTATTCTTGATATTCAACAATATCTAGAGCGTAATGATTCTGCCGTAACAAATCAAATCCCTGAATTTATCATGTTGGCTGAGTTTGAAATTGCTCAGCAAATTAAAACTTTAGGACAGTTGCAAGTAGTTGAGTCAACCATGGTTACAGGTAATCCCGTTATTCCTAAGCCTGCAAGATGGCGCAAAACGGTTAGTATGAATTTAACTACAGGCGGGCAAATTCAGCCTATTTTCTTACGTAAATATGAATATTTGCGTCAATATGCGCCAAGCTCTACAACGACAGGCACACCGCTATATTATGCGGATTACAACTATGATAATTGGATTGTTGCCCCGACGCCTGATACAAATTACACCTTTGAGGTATTGTATTACGAGCGACTTGCACCATTATCTAACGACAATCAAACCAATTGGTTGACACAAAATGCACCAAATGCCATGTTGTATGGAACTTTATTACAAGCTATATTGTTTGTAAAAAATGACCAACGGCAAATTTTTGAACAGAAATATCAAGAAGCAATGCAAAGCTTAAAACAAGAAGACCAATTGCGTATTGCTGACAGACAAGCTATGGCTATTGAAAGTTAACTATGACGAATCCAACGTATACCAATCCATTTACAGGTCAAACCGTATCGCCAAGTTCAACATCTTATGAATCGTTGACGATTAATGCAGATACGACATTACAATGGTCAATTAATGGTAACAATCAAAATCAAGTTACCGCCAATATTATTGAGGTAACGAATACCAATACAAATATTGTTAATCTAATCATGCCACCTGCTACTCAAGTAGCGCAAGGTCAAGCAATGATTATCCGCAACATTGGAACGTATTCTTTTACAGTTGTTCAATATAATACGTCAGCTCCGTATCCAACGATTATTACAATCCCTTCAGGATTGTCGTATTACATCTATGTAACCAATAATACAACAACTGCAGGTACATGGAATTACGTATTATTTGGTGGTTCAACGGCTTCAACTAGCGCATCTGCATTAGCAGGATATGGTTTAGTTGCGATTAATACCACTTTAAATCAACAGTATTTAGTTTCTACATTTAGCTCTAATACGACTTTAACTTCAAATGCTCGTGCGCAAATGAATGTATGGACAGGGGGTGCAGGAACGGTTAATTTACCGTCTGCATCAAGTGTTGGAGCAAATTGGTTTACGATAGTTAAAAACGATGGTGCGGGCATATTAACTATTACACCAAATGGTACAGACACAATTGATGGCAACTCTAATCAACAATTACAACTGACAGAATCGATTGTTCTTGTTTCATATGGTTCAGGCGGTTGGTATACCTTTGGATACGGACGTTCTAATCAATTTGCCTATACAGAGTTAGCTTTATCCTTAACAGGTGGAACAACTGTACTGACTTCAGCTCAAGCGCAAAATACCATTCAAATTTATACAGGTTCATTAACAAGTAATGCCATTATTGTTGTACCGCAAACAGTACAACTGTATACGGTAACCAATAATACGACAGGTTCTTATACTTTAACGGTTAAAACAAGTGCAGGCGGTGGAGCTACGGTTTCTGTAGCGCAAAGTACATCTTTGGTATTGATTTGTGATGGAACAAACGTTTATAACGCGGCTTCGGGTTCTACATCATCGATTACATCATTAACCTTAGGTAATGGCTCTACATCTGTACCGTCACTCAAGTTTGTGGGTGATGCAAATACAGGTTTATTTTTGCCATCATCGGGTCAATTAGGTATTGTTGTATCGAACGTACAGCAGGCTTATTTTAGTTCAAGCGGATTAAATGTAACAGGAGTAGGTGCATTTACAGGAGCTGTTTCAGGAACAACAGGAACGTTTACATCAGGCATTTACGCAGGAGCGTTTTAATGACCTCTAAAGTATTTACTTTAATGACCATCAAGCCTGGTATTCAGCGTGATGGAACAAATTTTGCATCTCCAAGATATGTAGACGGACTATGGGTAAGATTTCAACGTGGATTGCCAAGAAAGATTGGCGGATATAACGCATTATTCCAAAACGCTACAGATATTAGTCGTGGCTTAATTATGCAAGCGATTAATGGTTTGAACTATATTTATAGTGGACAAAGTGATGGCGTTTTAGGTTGGCAAACCAACGATTACAACGCACAAGGCTCAGGTCCAACTGTATTAAATATGTCAAATGCTTTCTCTTCTAATGTCAACAATTTATGGCAATGGGATTTGGTATTTGACCCAAATGGCACAGGTCAACTACAAGTTCTAGGACACCCTGGGCAAAATCTATTAAATATTGATAACTCAATTAATACTCCTGTAATGACGGGTACGTTTCCTTATGGGGATATGACCAAAGTTGGCGTGTTTACAAATACCACAATTACAACAAATGGTTTGCCTAACTTAACAATAAGTCCTCCAAACTATGCAATTGGCGCAGGATTATCTGTTTCAGGTACAGGAATTCCTGCTAGTACAACCATTGAGTCATCTACTGTTACTTCAACGCAACTTTTAAGTTCTGTTGCAGTTACAAGTACAAGCGGAACGTTTTCAGCATCAACAACATCAGGATTGTTTGTAGGTCAAACTGTATCCATTAGTGGCTCACTAGGCACATCTTCTTTATCTTCTGTTACGGTTACAGGAACAAGTGGAACATTTTCATGTACGCCAACTACAGGATTGTATGTAGGACAGTCTGTTACTGTAGGAGGTTCATTTACTCCCTATTCGTTATCTAGTGTTGCTATTACAGGTTCAAGTGGTACATTCTCATGTACTTCAACTGTTGGTTTAGCGGTTGACCAAACAGTTTATGTTAGTGGGGCATTTCAAACAACATCTCTTTCTTCAGTAACTGTTACAAGCAATTCAGGACAGTTTTCTTGTGCATCAACCTCAGGTCTATATGTAGGTATGCCTATTACTGTTACAGGAACTCAGTCGTTATCTACTATTTCAGGAGTAGCGGTTACAGGAACTGCAGGACAATGTTCTTGTACAGCAACAACAGGTTTATATATTGGTCAACCTGTTATTGTTACAGGAACTCTAACGGGTTCAGAAACAGGTATTAATTCTAATCAAATTTATTACATTATTTCTACTAATGGTACAACGTCATTTACATTATCTGCAACGTACAACGGAACAGCAATTACAACAACAGCAGGTACTACTACAGGATTAGTTTTTCAAGCAACTTTATATAGTGGCGTGTATTCTAATACAACGTATTACATTACTGCAACAAACGGGACGTCTACATTCACTTTATCTGCAACACAAAATGGACCTGCTATTACTACTGTTATTACAAGTCTATCGGGCTTAAATTTTGTTGGGGCATTAGGAACGGGATTAACTTCAGGTACTATTTATTATATTGTTGCGACAAACGGGACATCAACATTTAGTTTGTCTAATATAAAAGGTGGAACGCCACTAAGTGCGACTTATGGCTCAACCACAGGATTATCATTTCAGACAGTTCAGTATGCAGGAATTAGTCCTCCCACAACATATTATGTTATTGCAACCAATGGCACATCGACATTTACATTATCTGCAACATCAGGTGGTTCAGCTTTATCTACTATAGTTGCGCCATTAACAGGTTTGACTTTTACAGTATCTCAAAGTATAGGTATTCCTGTTAATACAACAAGTTCACCGAATTACTACATTATTGCAACTGATAATGCTAGTACATTTACATTGTCTGCAACGCAAGGTGGTAGTGCTGTAACAACTATTGTAGCGCCCACAACGGGCTTAACATTTACATTAGGTACTTTCCAAAATGTAATTATGACAAACAATGCTACTGCAACAGGAAGTGTGACACTTACTTATGACAATAATATTAGCGTGTCAGGTGGCGTATGCGTGTTATATCCTTATACTTTCGTGTATGGCAATAATGGCTTAATACAAAATAATAGTGCAGGCAATCTTAATAATTGGATTGGTGCTGACGCAAACCAAAATAACGTATCAGGTACAAAAGTTGTAAAAGGAATGCCACTAAGGGGTGGTACAACATCACCTGCGGGCTTGTTTTGGAGTACTGACCAATTAACACGTGTTACCTATGCGCCACAAAACGTAGGCACATCAACTATTTATTGGCGTTATGACATTATTTCTACGCAGACATCGATTATGTCAAGTCAATGTGTTATTGAATATGATGGCATTTATTATTGGTGCGGTACGGATAGATTCTTGATGTATAACGGTGTTGTTCAAGAAATACCGAATAGTATCAATCAAAACTACTTTTTTGATAATTTAAATTACTTTCAGCGTCAAAAGGTTTGGGTCAGTAAAATTCCAAGATATGGCGAAATATGGTGGTTTTATCCATCAGGTAATGCAACAGAATGTAATAACGCTATTATTTATAATGTACGTGAGCAAACTTGGTATGATGCAGGTTTTGCAATGGGTGCAAACCGTAGTGCGGGTATATTTACAGAAGTTTTCAGATATCCAATATGGGCAGATAATACTTCGTCTTCTTATAGTGTGACTCAAGTACTTGTTGTTAATGGTGGTTCAGGATACGCTGTAGGTGACTTTGTAAGCATTAACGGGCAAGGTGCGGGCGCTATTTGTCGAGTAGCTACCGTTAGTGGTTCAACTGTTTTAACTTTAACGCTAATTAATGGCGGAAATTATTCAGTAGCCCCTTCAGGTGTAACAACAACAACTGCACGACCACCATCAGCAGGAACAGGATTAACAGTATCTTTATTTACAAAACCAAGCTACGTTTTATGGCAACATGAAACAGGAAAAGATTCAATTATTAATACAAACGTAGATGCAGTTCCATCTTATATAGAAACAAATTCATTAGGATGGGTAAATGGCGGTATAGGTAACCCTCAGGCGTCAGGAGATAACGCTTGGATTCGTGTTGAAAGGGTTGAGCCTGATTTTGTACAAAACGGCTCTATGAGCTTATATATTAAAGGTAAAGGCTATGCGGATGAACAAATTGTCACAAGTCAACTATCGCCTTATGTATATGACCAAAACACCTTAAAAATTGATATGAAAGAACAATACCGTGAAATGCGTATGCGGTTTGAAAGCAATACTTTTGGTGGTGATTATCAAATGGGTAATGTATTAGTACACGCCGATATTGGCGATGTTCGTGGCACAGGTAATCCATGATAACCTTTGACCCTCGTAATATGACTTGGGATTATTGGTGTTCCCTTATGGCTGAACAATTTGCAAGTAATCAATTGGGGACAATACCTGAAGAACATTGGCGTTTGTGGGCGGATGGAATGCAAGGTATTGGTTATTTTGTACAAAATGGCGTACCTGACCATAGAAATTTTAATACATGGCAAGAATGGGCATCAAGCTTATGTGGTTTTATGAATATTGTATATACGAATGCGAATTATTAAATGCACCGATTGACAACACAAGATATTGTTAAAAAAGCTGTTGGTAATAGCAAATACAAGCAAACCTATGCAGGTCTACATAAGCTTTTGTCTACTAATACGTATCGTTTAATGCGTGAAGGCAATACTTTGTTTTTAGTTCATATTATTGAAAAAGCAGTTTGTGAAATAGCTGTTTTAAATGGCGATACAAAAGATAATATGATGCAAAATTTTTATGGCTTTTTAAAAGCTTTAAAAAAATGTAATTATGAAAAAGTGTATATGGAGTCCAACTCTATTACAGTCATGCATCATCTTCAAGACAAAGGTTACAACATTAAAGGCGTTAACAATAATCATTACTTGTTGGAGTTGTAATGAGTCTTTGGGACGACATTGTTGACACGTTTTCTAATATTGGCTCAGGAGTTGTCAATTTAGCATCAACAGCAATTACTGATGTGGTAAATGTCGGTAAATCAATTTTAGCAAATCCTTTACCTACGATTGAAACAATTGCTTTAACAGCAACAGGAGTTCCATATCCTGTAGCCGCGGCGGCAATTTCTGCCGCTAACGGTGGTAGTTTAAATACGATAGCAATTAATTTAGCCACATCTTTTGCGGGCGCTGAAGCGGGAAACTTGATTGGTGCATATGTTGGTAATACGATTACTGACGTTTTACCTGAAGGAGGAAATGTTGCAGGATATAATTTATCTCCTTCAGATGTTGCAGATTTAGCAAAAACAGTACAAACCATTGTTACAAGTGCTTCAGCACCTGCATCGGTAGTTGCTTTGAAAGGCGGTAATTTAACAGACGTTTTAAATGCAGGTTTTGCAGGTGGCGTATCGGGATTAGTAACAAGCCAATTAAAAGATTATGGTATCAATGCAAACAATCTTGATGGTAAATTAATTACAAACAATGTCAACGCTGCTATGACCGCCATATTAAATGGTAATAGCATTGTTGGTGCAGTAACAAATGCTACCGTTGGTACATTATCTGCTTCAGGGTTGTCGGCATTAGCAAGTACTGTAAAAACAGAATACGCAAACATTTCTAAAGATAGTGACACATTAATATCATTAAATTCTACATTTAGCGATTTACAAAAAACTGCAAATGATTTTTATACAAATACAGTTGAAACTTTAAAAAGTACGGCATCGGATGCATATAAATCATTATCTGATGCATTTGCTTCTATACAACCATTAGAAAAAACTGCTCAAGATGATATTAGTGCTTACAACACAAATCTTGACCATTACAATAATTTTACGGCATATGCTCAGTCATTAGGGCGTGGAGTTACTAATACATCTTATGCGGGACAGGTTATTTTTGGACCTTATTCTTGGAATAATAATCTTTATGGGCCCGCTTGGGCAATTACACGTGATGCAAGTTCAATCCGTGGTGGCATACCTGTTATTGACAATATTGCAAATGATGTTAATTCGGCGGCTAGTACTGCTACATCTGCTATTAATACATTAGATAGTAATGTTTCTGCTTACAATACCAATCTAAACTCTTATAACCAAACAATTAGTGATTTAAACTCCGCAACAGATAAATATAATGCTTATGTATCGCAACTACAAGATATTGCTACTCAAGCAAAAACTTTATCAGATACGATTACGTCAAATGCAACAGATTTAAGTAAAGATTCTGCCAATTTAGCAACACAGACCTCAGCTATTGTTGCAAGTCAGATGGCACAACAATCGGCTCAATCTGCAGGTTATGCCGATGTAAAAGAAATGAATCAAGCCGTATCAGAGGGGTTTAGTTCAACAGATGCTACAAACTTCAAAGATGCATCGTTGAAAGGTTTTACAGACGCCAAAGAATACGATACAGCAACTGCAAACGGTTTTTCTGACAAAGCTGTTTACGATACCGCTAAAACAGATGGGTTTGATAATTATCAATCGTATAAAACGGCAACTGATGCAGGATTTACAAATGCTACAACTTATAACGATGCAGTATCTAAAGGATTTACTGACGCTACATCGTATCAAACTGCGTTAAAAGAGGGCTATCCTGACGCTAATTCGTATTCCAAAGGTTCTATTGGCGGATTTACAGATTATGCAACTTATAGTAAAGCTTCAGACATGGGTTTTACAAACTCTGCTACTTATGATGATGCTTTAACAAAAGGATTTTCTGACGAAACAAATTATAAAAAAGCAATAGATGGTGGTTTTGATGATAACAAAACTTATCAAGATGCACTTACAAAAGGTTTTACGGATGCAAAAAGTTATACAACTGCTTTAAATGAAGGTTACCCAAACGAAGATACTTATGCTAAAGGGTCACAAGGCGGATTCTCAGACTACAAAACCTATTCTCAAGCCTTAAAAGAAGGATTTAATGATAATACAAGCTTTGAAGATGCAAGCACTAAAGGATTTAATGATTCTAAAACATATGAAACTGCAACAAAAGAAGGTTTTGATAATGCTACAACTTATCAAGATGCAACAGCAAAAGGCTTTACAAATGCCGAAGATTATCAAACTGCAACAAAAGATGGCTATCCTGATGCGTCAACTTATAAAAAAGGAGTTGATGGTGGATTTGCTGATTATAAAGAATATGAGCCTGCTTTTAATGCGGGATTTACAACAAAAGCGTCTTATGATGATGCAACAGCTAAAGGCTATACCGACAATGCAACATATGTAAAAGCAGAAGCCGAAGGATTTCCTGATGCAAAAACATATGCAACAGCGTCAAAAGAAGGATTTCCTGACGATGCATCGTATAACAAAGCGTCTAATGCAGGATTTTCAGATTATTCGACATATACAGATGCAACGAATAAAGGTTTTTCGGATTCTAAGACTTATAGTTCGGCAATATCTTTGGGTTATCCTGATGAAGCAACTTATTCAAAAGCAAGCGATGAAGGATATCCTGATTACAAAACTTACAATACGGCAACTAATAGCGGATTTACAGATTACAACACGTACAATACCGCCACAAAAGAGGGCTTTACGGATTTTAAAACTTACGATACTGCAAATCAATTAGGATTTCCTGACGAAAAAACCTATACAACTGCTATTAATAACGGATTTAATGATTATTCAACGTATTCTAAGGCTACAGGACAAGGTTTTACAGATTTTAATACTTATACCACAGCAAATAAAGAAGGATTTACGGATAGCAATACGTATGATAAAGCGGTTGCAGGAGGATTTAGTGATGCAAATACATACCATAATGCATCAGATAAAGGGTTTTCTGATTTAGCAACGTTTACAAAAGCATCAGGTATGGGTTTTAACAGCAATGCTGATTACCAAAATGCTGTGGCAGGTAATTTTAATGATTACGCTACTTATAAAAAAGCAACAGATGAAGGATTTACTCAAGCACAAACGTTTGCCGATGCTACAAAAGCAGGAATTGCAAATGCTTCTGATTACAAAACTTATGTAAATGGTGGATTTTCTGATGCAAAAGTTTTTTATGATGCAAAAGCAATGGGTGATAATACCGTTAATCAGTATGCAAATGATAAAGGATTTAAAAGTTATTCGGATTTATTGTCGGCACAGGATGCGGGCTTTACTGACCCAATTAAGTGGGCTTCTGCATTACAGACTGCACAATATAATCCTGCCATAGCTACACAGTTAGGGTATAACTCCACAGCCGACGCAAGAACCGCACAAGCAAACGGATTTGATTCATCTAAAGATTTTTATACAGCACAAAAATTTAATATATCAAACGGTGAGGATTGGAACACTTTATCGCAATATACAGATGCAAACGGAAAATCAACGCAAGATAATATGATAGCGTTATCTAATCTTGGTGATAATCCACAGCAAATGTATAACGCATTACTTGCATTAAAAGATGAGAAAGGTAATTCTCCATCTGCTACAGATGCTCAAGCAGTTATCAATCAATACTTTTCAAACTTTACGCCATCAACATTTAAACTTGGTGACCAGCCCCAAGGTGACCAATACCAAGTAGGCGACAAAATAACCTTAGCAGATGGCTCAACCGGTTACCTTGGCCCGCAAGGGAACATTATTACACCAAGCGATTACAACAATTACCAGTATGTGGGTACACATACGGTGCAGGGACAATACGTTGATTTGGGTAACGGTTACTATAAAGTTGTCAACAAAGACAACCCAAATCAAATCATAAACTCTGGCGTTGTTTTTGTTGGAGAAAATTTACCAAAAACTGGTGACGCGGCGGGTTCATACACAATTAATCCTGACGGAACATATTCGGCGCAAAGTAGTGTCCCATATACACCAATTGGTAAGATTGATTTTTCGACATATTCACCTGAAGATATCGCTTCAATGAAGCCTGAGGAGTTATTTAATTTAACTTCTGAACAA